AAAGCTGGGTGATAACTTTACCGCCTGAAACTGTTACACCAGTAACTAAAGATCCAATCTTGAATCCACTTCCAGCTTTAGACACCTTGTATGAAGTGGCTGTTGGTAGAATAGTTCCCCTAACGGCTTTAGTTAACTGATGCGCTACACCTATACCTGGCGCCGACAACTTTATATTATACAGCTGCGTTGTTGCAGCTAATTCATCTATGGCGCTTTTATAGTCTATCGCTAGTTTAATTGTATTTTGATCCACAACGATTACATAGTATGAAGCGGTAGTTCCTAATCCACCAACCGCTAAACCGCCTGTATAATAGTATGTAACGTTGTCTCCAGATGATAGTCCATGATCAACTATTGTGATTGTGTTTGCAGTGATGTCTACGTTTAAGATTGCGTCAAAAGTAACAACCTTTTGAACCAATTCAACTTGGTTTCCAATTTGAATGTCTCCATAGTAGCTTTTATCGATAAACACTTCGTATGTATACGTGTTATACGTTACAGATCCAGTACCGCTTGTTGTACCAGTTGCGACAAATTGAAGACCAACTAGATTATCAGTTGCGCCAACCGTTGTAAAGTCGGTTGTGCCGACAGATGTGATGGTGTACGTAGTTCCAGCTTGAAGCTGCTGGGGGATAGCTACACTTGTTTCTTGAATAGGACTAATGTAGCTACAGAATACTTTAATCTTAACATTGTCGCCTATAACGTTGATGTTGTTTCCAACTAAGTCTTGTGCGTTGCCGGATGTAACGTTAACGAATAAAGAGTAGTCCTGTTTCCATTCACCGTTTGAAGCTTTTAAAACTTGATCCCATGGATACTTGATCTCAGCGTCGTATCCATAGTACATCTTAAATAGAAGTTTGTATGAAGACTCTGCTCCTTTGGATGTAAACCATTCCTTACTGTTTCGTAAAAATAGTCTTTGATCTATGTATGGATATTGAGCTCCAAGTACGTCAAGCTCTTTTCTAAAGTACTGAATAAATGAGTCGAGTGTCTCGTCAACGTCTCGTATAGCAGCTATGTCTATATTTTGATTCTGTAGATACTCGTAGTACGCTTGAAAGAATTCAACGAATAGGGGATAATCTGACCTGATATATTCAGGTATCTGTTTTCCTATTACGGATTGAAGGGCTACTTGCTTCATTAGGTTCTACTTGAAGTGAATGTGTATCCAGCACCGCCAGCCATATCGCCAACAGCAACAGTGTCCACTAAAACATTAACTTGAATATTGTTATCTGGAATAGTTACCAATTGATCCCTAACTGAAACAACGTCGTTTGATTGAGGTTTAATCTCCAACTCCCATCCAGAAATTGTTGTATTGGCTGAAGTGTTGGATATATCGATACCTGTAACATATAAGTCTGGTATAGTTATGATACCATTTACATAGTCAACCGATGGATTCGTTGAGTCGCCAAAGTTTTTAATGTATGTCTTTGAACCGTCTGTGTTCTTTGAGAATAGTCTCAACACGCCTTGGGTTTTACTTAATGGTAGGTCTTCCAGATATACCACGTCTGTTATACCATATACATAGAATCCAGTCGACTTCACTGATTCTTCCGGAACGCCTGAACAATAGATTGGGTTACCCAACACCACGTTATAGTTTGCCACCACGTTGTATTGAGGAAGGATCTCGCGATGAAGCGTGATAGTTGTAATGTTACTTTGGATTGAAGGTTCAGAAGCGTCGATCATTGTTGATAGTTTAGAAAACTTAAGAACGCCGGTGAATGAGTTCAAGTACGTTGAGTTGTAGTCTTTAATAGCCTTAGCCACTATGCTTGACAACTCAACGTTTGTATAGTTTGTTAACCTTGGATTGTAGTACACTGTTGTGTTGACAAATACGTTGATGTATGTTGGGTCAACAATCTCAGGCGTAATTGAAACCACGTTGTTTTGTTTCAATATTGAGTTGATGATAGTTGTCTTTTGACTGTCTGTTAACACCTGTGTAGTTTTTGGCTTAATAGATATAAACACCTTACCGTATTGAGCTGGAACGTTGTCTTCACCTCCCCATACGTTGATCGCTTGCGCTTCTGTGAAGCTTCTATTGATGACCGCTTTATAGTCGTCGATAGTCACGGCGCGTTGTTGAGCTGTGAAAGCCCTTGGTGCGTTGTATCTAATTGAGTCGATGGATTCAATATCAGTTCCTCCAGTCGCCGCAGCCAAAGTTGTAACTTGTACCGTTCCGCCAAGAAGAGTTGATTGATAGCTAAATATGTTTGCTCCATTTGCTTCAGTCATGTTTGTAGTCATATAGCTTACGTTCACAACGTTTCCGTTAGCTAAAGCTTTACCAATCACGTCGTTGCCAAACTCAAGTTGATAAAACTGTCCTTCGATCTCTTTAACAAAGTACACCGCTGACGTTGAAGTTAAGTTTAAGATAGTCTCTGACCTAACAAACGATGTGAATGTACCTGAAGTTGCGTTGTCTTGAACGCGAACTTGAAGCGTAGTTAAATCGATGTTTGTGTTTGGAAGGATGTATTGTACACCATCGGCAACAGTGTAGCTAAAATTTAATGGTGTACCTTCCTTGATAGTAACGTTTGGAAACGTATACGTTGAGTTTGAGTTGTTGTAGTTTGCCAATAAAGTTTCAGTGTTATAGAACGTGTATGAAACTCCATTGATCGTTGTATTGAACTCGCTGTAGGCTGGAATCTCTAAACTTACAGGTGTAGTCACTGGGTTTGAAACTGTGATATTGACAACAGCTGTTGGAGCTGTCGCTGAGTAGGGTATGTACCCAATTTCTTTAGCCCTTGAAACGACGCTTGATCGTTTGCTGGCAGAATCCAAGAAGGACTCGTTGACAGCTAAGTTTGTATATAGGGCGTTGTAGTGGGTGTTATACGCAAGCATAGACATGATAACGTCTAAGCCTGATCCATCAAAGTCGTAGTCGGCAAAAGTCGACTGACCCTGCATGAATGTCTTGATGTTTTGCTTTATCGCATCGTAGTCCAACTCAGTGGTAGGTATATTATTGTTTGTAGCCATTATCGAGTTCTCGTTAGAATTAAGTTAACAGACACTGGTCTGGTAGTATTGTTTATAACAAATAGTATATTTACATAGACTTCATTGTTGTCTGGAGACACTGTAGCCTCAACTTTTTTAACAGTTACCCTTGGCTCAAAGCTTGATATTGTGTCTGATATCGTCTTTTGAAGAAGCGTCCTTAATATAGGAGTTGCTGGTTCAAATAATAGCCCACGAACTTGGGAACCTATCTCTGAATGAAATGGTTTCTCATAGTTTTGTGTCAGGACAAGGTTCTTTACGGAAGCTTTAATCGCTTCTTCGTCGTACTTAATAACGATGTCCTTTGTTACAGGATGCATGTTAAAAGATAGGTCTATGTCCGAGTATGTTCTTGTATTGCGAGCCATTGATTATTTATAACACCTTTAACCAAAAAATACGGTTTCGGAGCCTTTAGCTGCAACGGATCCACAACTAATTGCGTCCCCGATACGGGCCGCTGCCATACCATTAATAAACACTTTAGATGAGCCTTCCTGCATGGTGCCGTCGTGACACACCACACAGCAGTGTTCAACCCAATGGTCTCCCATCCTATGGGCTCCCTTTCCATTAATGAATACGTTGATTGATGCCTGATCGTTTACGCGCGGGCCAAAGCAACCGTGTCCTGTACATTCGTCTCCTAGTCTAACCGCAGCTGTCATAAATTATCCTAAGCAACGGCTCCATAGATTGTACCTGTCACCGAATAAGTTACAGAGTATCCATTAAGTGTTATAGCGTTTCCCCCTGCACCACCGGCAGCACTATTATATCCGTAACCCCCTACAGCTCCCCAACCGCCACCACCACCAGCTGGATTTAATCCATTAGGATAACCAGTATTTCCACCAGGATTACCTGCGCTGCCACCAGCTCCTAATGTCTGAGTATATGGACCACCTGCCGCGCCACCAGCTCCACCACCACCACCAGGTACAGTTCCGCCTACCCCCGGCATGATACGACCGCCACCGCCACCTCCATTGCTAGAACCATTTGCTCCAGCAGAACCAGGACCTCCACCAGCAGCAGGACCAGCACCTCCGTTATAATAACCACCAGCGCCACCACCAGCGCCACCACCACCGGAAAAATAACCACCGCCACCACCGCCACCACCGATGTAACTATTGTTGGTTAATGATATATTATATCCTATACTTAGAGCCGGACCACCGGCACCTGCTGCAGCTGTACCCCCTGTTGCACCACCTGCGCCGCCCATGCCCATGATATAACCATTATTAACTAAAGTAACAGTATCGCCTGCAGCAGCACCTGAGATAGTCAATGCCGGATTACTTACGTTAGTAGAATACACATAAACATTAGAACTTACATATATGGTTACATCGGTTATGCCTGCTACATATCCCGGTAGACTGGCTGGGGTTACGGTAGTCTGAGTTGCATTCGAACCAAATACATAGCTTAAAGCTATACGATTTACTGCATTGTAAAAATTTTTTATA